GTCATATTATCTTATTATTATATAATAGTTTATTATTAGATAATATTATTTAGTCTTATTAATTATAATACTCACTATATCGTCAAAAGGTAAGCTTAATTCTTTTTTAAGTTTTGTCATAGTAGAAGCAAATTCACGCAAAGACTTTTTTGAAAGTAGGAATAGGATAACCCACCTGCCACACGTGTTAACCGAACTACCTTCGGCTTGATATTTTTTATCATTATACCAGACATCACAAGGCACTTTATTTAAAAGCATGCTTAAGTATGGGCGGTTCTGTCCTAAATCATAATTTTCTGAACCAGTGTTATATAATAACTGAGAATCTATGCTTCCAGCGTAGCTGTCGAAAAAATAAATCTCATTATCTAAATAAGAAATAGAGCACCAATGTCCAACGAATGGGGATGTTTCATAAAGAAACACAATAACAGGATTCTTTCGTAATTCGGCCATAATATCCGCAATCTCGCCAAATTTTGAATAAGAAATAATAGGAACATTCCCTAGATATGAACGAATTTCGCTATCATCTAAAGGCGATTCCTTTATTTTAGATATAACTTTTTTCATAATTATATTATAATATTATATAATATTATAATATAAGCATGTCATTCAATTTATCAACAAGAATTAACAATCTTCAAGTTCAGATCAATGATATTGAAGACAAAGGTTTAACCAATCCTTTGACGGCCAATATGGATGTTGCGGGCTACCAAGTATTGCATGTAAAAGAGTTATCAGGCGACACAACCAATGGCTTAACTCTATCAACAGATTCAAGTGCGGGAATTATACTTGAAACAGATTTGCATTCAACACATGAGATAACTTGTTCTACACTTAATTATACAACGCTTAACCCGCCTATTAGTTCATCCCCAATTACGTTTACCCTAATAGGTAGTCATACAGTCGAACCAACAGAAGGAAATATAAACATGTTCAACGATAACCCGAATAGTGGTTTTATATCAAATCAATCTCTAACTAACCCTTCGCTTTCTTGTTTTGTTCAAATACTTAATATGTCTAGTTCTGATACTGTTAAAATCGGGTTTTCATCAAGTTCAACAGCAACAACCCCCGATTATGGCATTTATTATTATCCAACCGATACCAATATAACAAGTATTGGCGGGTCTGGTGCTATACCTTATACACTCTCAACTATAACTTTAGATTTAATCGTTATAGGAACTAAACTTAAGTGTTATATAAACTCTGTTGAACAGCCTTTATTAGAAGCAACTATTCCTAATGGTTCATATTACTTAAATTGTTATACCTATGTAGGAACAGAGATACAAGTGCAGAATATAGCATTTGCTACTAATCACGCCCAAACATTAGAGGATGTGCTAGCAACGGGAAATGATGCAAGCGGTCAAAATATTATTGGTGTAGGGGCTTTAACGGTTGGAACGTTAAACTATACAACATTGAACCCGCCATTGCCAACAGCCCAAACATTCAGCCAAATATTGGCTTCTTCGGGCGATGGTGGCGGGCATGACATCACAAACGTATCGGCTATTACTACGGGAACATTAAACTATACCACGTTAAACCCCCCAATTCCGCCTTCTCAATGGGTCGGAAATGCTACAAGTCCTTTGATTATGAATTTGCATCCTATTGAAAGCACAACTTATATTGCTTTTAATCCTAATGGCATTTTAGTGCCTACTAAGCCGATATTAACAATGCAAAGCGATTCAACATCACTAACTAGTGGTTTTAGTATTTCCCAAGAAGGCGGTGCTAATCCGGGGTTAATTTATGATTCATATTATAATAAACCGCCTTTTGTCGCAACCGCAACAGATAATTTAGATATGACTGGACATGCTATCCTAAATGCAGCATCAATAACTCTTCCGGGTGATGAATTATTATCTATTGATACACAATTGACCCTTACAAAAGATGGGCTAAGAACTTCTGGGGCAATTTATGATTCTTTTTATAATAAACCAACTTTGACACAGGTTTTAACTGGGGGAAACGATGCAGGAAACCAAGATATAACAAATGTTAAAGACTTAACGGTTTCAACATTAAACTATACAACACTCAATCCTTCCTTGCCAACAGCCCAAACATTCAGCCAAATATTGGCTTCTTCGGGCGATGGTGGCGGGCATGATATTATAAATATATCGGCTATTAGCACTGAAACGCTTATAGTAAATACCATAACTCAAATATTAGACTTAACATTATTACCATCTGCGACATATACTAATGGAACAGTCATCATCGCACATTCAGGCATTGACAACGGGTTTTATACAACAAATGCTTTATTTAATCCAACAATACAAGCCAATCTTGTTTATACTAGTAATAGCGGTTCAAATTCTATGTCCTTTGGTTATACAAAAGACCCGACAAGTGCAAAACCTATTGAATACGGAATCTTCTTTTATCCAAATGTTGGCTACATTCAAGCAATACAAACCAATGCACCATATACATATGTCGGATTATCAGTGTTGCTCAGAATGGAGGTTTCCGGCAATAGACTGAAAACATATGTAAATGGAACATATATAACAGCATTAGACCAAGTAATACCGCCAGATAATTATCAAATGATGGCTTATGGCTTCGTAAATAGTGGGGACACTTGCACATTAACTAATTTGCAATACGTGGAAGGGACAAATCTTAATTTAGGAAATATTTTAGCAATGGGCAATGATGCGGGAACCCAAGATATTATAGGGGTTAAAGATTTGACTTGTTCAACGTTAAACTATATCTCGCTTAATCCCCCAGTTTCCGCAACAACTGAAACATTTGCCCAAATGTTAGCAAAAGGCAGTGATGCGGGCGCGGGAAGTATAACAAATTTGGCCGAACTGACTGTTGGAACGGTTAAATATACTACTCTTGACCCGCCATTTCCAAGTGCAACTGTTCCGTCGCTTTCGCAAGTTCTTGCCGTTGGAAGCACAGCCGGCGGAAGCAACATTTCAAACATTGGAATTTGCACAATGGCCAATACAACAACAAACGCAATAGTTCTTCAAAGCACCCCAACAACGGAAACATTCCAATTGTTCGGCGATGTTGTTTCAGGCAAAAATTATTTCAATATTCAACAATATTCAGGCGGTTCTGTTAAAGCAACCCCAATGATAATTAATGATGTAGATAGCATTAATTTGACCGCAACGGATTTGATACATAACACTAATAATTACATCCTTGACACATCGGCAAATTTACCAATATTCACTCAAGCCTTTTCCGCAACCGCACAAGACCTTTCTGTTTTGCAACAGACAGATAAAATTTTTAGTTTGCCTATTTACACCAAAACAACTACACTAAACTTTGGTTTGCATTCAGTTTCGCTTGATATTAGCATGTTATCATTAGACCTTGGTTCATCTGCACCATTTACATCAGGAACAGAGATATTGTTATACTTAGCCGAAAGCATAACCAGTTATAACCCAGCACAAGGAAACACATTAGTAATTATTCCGCCTCTTGTTTCGGGTTTTACTTATACCATTCCATATTTCAAACTATGGTATACCACAGCCAACGCAACGCCAACCAACATAAGAAATTTATTCTTATGCATACATTTCACACAAGTAAATCTAACACAAGGCGGAACTATTACAGGGGGCTTTCTAGCATCGGGTTATGTGTCGCAAGTTCAAGCAAACAGTATAAGTTGGTAGAACCCTAATTAATTAATGCTTAGTCTTAGTAATACTCTAAATATTTTAAACTTAATTATATCATAAATATTTAGACTATTAAGCCAATGTTGGCAATGGAAACTTAGAGACACCAAGGCTTCCCTCAATACTAACACCGCCACTTGTTGCATTATTTGAGTAATAAGTAATGCCAGATGTTGAACTTAGGGTTTGATACCCGATAATATTCCCGCTTGTTCCAACACAAGAGAAAAAGTTTCCAATAAGGCTTACTGAATTTCCAGTTAATCCATTTACTACATGTAAAATATAATTGACTCCGCTTGAATTAACGGGCGTTTTGCTTGTTCCACTACTTTGCAAGAATGCGTTGTTGCCAAAAATCAATGTCTTGAATGATGAATTATAACTAATCATAGAAGCAAGAGTTGCCGAAGCATTATCTTGTGTGCATTGGTTATTGGTAAAAAGAAATATCCTTGCCGTTCCATCAATTACAAAGAGGTTCTGATTGCTTGCGGATGTAATAATGTTATTGTTAATAGTCAAACCACCATAACTAAGAGTGCATAAATTCGTTCCTGTCAAAGCCGTAAGACTTCCCGCTAATTGGCACCCTTCCAAGTATAACCTACAGTCGGGATTATCGCCTTGACTTGTATCGGGTATCAGTCTAATCATATTCCTGCTTGCATACATGAAGCAATT